AAAGACAGAATATGTTATTAGAATATCTGATGCAGCACGACATGCTTGGATAGGATTAGATTGTTCTACCAGAGGCAAATCTGATACAAGAAAAATATGGATATCTTCTATAAGAGAAATTACAGCATTGGAAGATGATGAAGATTATAATGGAGATAATACTCAAGATCTTTCAGATTCTCAAAAATTATATAATCTTCTTAAGATGGTGACAGAATTATATAATACTTGTCCAGATAAATTAGAAGCAGCCTTAGCAGGAATTGCTGAAAATAATGCAGCAATTACATCTGCTAAAGAAGAGATTATTCAAAAGATTGATGATGAATCAACTACAATACAATCTATGATATAATTTATAATTATCATAACATTATTGTAATAAGTGATTGTAGTTTTAGTATTTAAATTAAATATAAGAATTTTATCTTTGATATATAATATGGACGTGAAGGATTTAAAATACTTTAACTTGATCACAACCGTAACTCGTAAACATTTTGGTTATAGTCTCTTGTCAGTCTTGATGTTTGAAAATTGAATATGGAACTAGTAAACTATTAGTCAAAAGATTTTCTATCCATACAATTTGTAAACAGTTAATCCGATTTATTTATTATTACTCACTAATCCTATTAGGGCATTGTCCCTAATAGGATTTTTATTTTTGTAGAACTTTATAATAAAAAAATATTATGGAGGTTAAGCAATGGCGAATTTTTTTGCTAGAAAAGATAATGCTATTATCTTTACAGGTGATGGAGAATTATTGTATTATGTTCCTGAGGAATATTTCTCATTAAAAGCAGCCGTACCTAAAGGTGAATATATTGATGTTATAGGCATATTCACGTATGCTTTATTTGATAAATATGGTAAGAGAATATTATTAAAACGATTTAAGTGTCCCAAAATGATTACATGTAAACCGTTCGAGATTACAAAAGATAGCAATTTTCATTTAGAGGGAACTAGAAACCCTGCAGCATATAGAATACTAAGATTTCATAAAGGTGATGAATTAATATCTTCAGTATTCGTTACTCAAGGTATGGATGATGTTGAAAAAACGCTAAATCTCTTAATTACAGCACATTGGCCAGATGATATACCATATGATGAAATACAAGATTACTTAATTAAAAATACTGAAATATGTGGATTTAATTATGGAGTTAGTGCTCAGAATTTAGGAATTATTATATCAGAACTATATAGAGATCCAAAAGAATTATCTAAACCATTTAGAACAACAGATATGTCTAATATGACAGACTATAAACAAATTAATATTAAAGCAGTCCCTAAATATACATCCCCATATACGGCAATAACATCTGAAAATGCAGATGAAGCTATTGCTGCGGCAATGACTACTAAAGGAACAACTAAATCACCACTTGAAGATATTATGATGAGTTAACATAAGAATAAAGCTAGATGCTTTTTAATCTAAGTATATTTTAAATATAATAAGGAGGTAAATCCTATATGACTAAAGGATACCCGCGTACTCGATTTCGTATTATAGATGAGTCGCAGATTAAAGAAATCCCTACAAGTGTAGTGTCTAATCCTGTAGCATTTGTAATGCTTCCATATACTTCTGACAAAGGTAGTGAAGATTGGGAAGTATTGTATGGATTCGATGGATTGACTGATGCTAAAGGTGGTATTAGTTTTAAGAGACATGGTATTCCGCAGCTTATGCTCGCTAACTTACTTCGTAATGGCGCATATGTTTTAGGAAAGAGAATGGTCTCTGATAATGCAACTTTAGCTAATGTTACCATCTATGCTAAAGTTGTTAAATCTAATAATATAAGCTACGTATATTATTATGGTGTAACAACAAATAATGTTGGTAGTATGGATGCTATTGTTGAAGCCATCACAGCAAACTTCGACGCAACTGCTGCTATTACAGCATCTGAAGATATACCACTCTTTACTGTAGCCGCAAAGGGTAGAGGCGCTTCTAATCTTAAATTTGGAATTGAACCAATATATTCTCTTAATAAAAACAGCGCTTATGTAAACTATTATTTCTATACATTTGAAAATGAGCATCAGATTGATAAAATCAAATTCTCAATGAATCTTGATGTTGTTGATGCATATAACATTTCTCAGGCTATTAGTGAGAAAGTTACAACCAATTCCTCTCAGGTTAATGTCGAAGTATATGAGGATGGTGTTCTTAGACTTCTTACAGTGCTTTGCCAGACTGCTAAAATCAATAATCAAGCCATTACAGTACAGCAGCTTGTAAATCTTGATTTCATTAATGGTTGCAATAAGAATGGTGATAAGCTTACTGGTATTGTATGTGCGGCTGAATCTACAGAGAGTAGTGATCTTTGGACAACTAATAAACCGTCTACAGTAACAACCACATATGATCTGTCTTCATATTCTGAAATTCCTCTTGCTGGTGGCAGCAATGGTACATTTGGAGATGCTCCAATAGAAAAAACGGCTGAATATACAGGACATCTTCTTGGAGCATTTGGAAAGAATAAAGAAAGCTCTCAATATTCTTCTGAAATTTACGATTTAGATCATTATAAGATTGATTGCATTTTTGATTGCAATTGGCCCGTAAATGTAAAGAATGCTATTATTGAATTCTGCGATTTCCGTGAAGATATCATGTATTTTGCAGATCTTGGAACTGAAGCTAAAACTTTAACTGAAATTAAAACTAAAGCTTCAGCGATTACAAAATCTAGATATGTTGGATTATATCATAATTTCTTTAGAGTCAATAATGACTATGAAGGTAAGCAGATTGTAGTAACAATGCCATATTTATTAGCTCCAAGAGTAATTAACTATATTTCTACTGGAATTGGAAAGCCTCTTGCTGGTATTGTTAATAATATGACATTCCCAGAAATAATAAATAAATCTGTTAATTTCATGCCAATGATTGTTCCCGGATTGGATGAGAAGCAAGAGCTCGTAGATTCAAATGTAAACTTCTTATGCAATTACGATGGCGTATATGTAATGGATACTATGTATAATAACGTAGAGGATTATACGCAATTATCATATATCCATAATGTAATGCAGATACAGAGCATTATTAAATATATCAGATCAAAATGCCCACTTTCTCGCTATATCTTTATGGCTGGAAATGATTTTGAAAGATATAAGACAGATGTTGAATCTATCATTAATCAATATAAGTCTAACTTTGCATACATTGCATTTACATATTATGCAGATCCTAACTATGAAGATAACAATATTTTCTATGCCGGAATTAGGGTAAGATTCTTCAACTTCATTCAGGAAGAATTATTCGACATAACCGTCATCGATTCCACTGCAGCTCTTGGTACGGGATATTAATTAGGAAAGGAGGAAAACATTAATGGCTGTTTATAATACAATGTCAGCACAAGGTGGTACTACTGGTACTAATGCCATGCTTTCATATGGGCAGGCTTCCAATAGAACTCTCCAAGATATAGGAGGGCGTACCACTACTCAGACATATACTTCTGAAGAAAAAGATAAAAATAAACAAGTAGAAGATTTTTATCAGTTTACACACGATTTTAAAGATGTGACTTCATATAGATTAATGCGAGGCGTGCCAGATTTTGGTAGTCTTGTACAGTTTAATCCATATGAAACAGGATATGCTTGCTTTATAGTTTGTTCAATGCCACGATTCATGGTTGAACTTGCTAAAGTAAATCCAGAGTATAATAAATTAGTTGCAAACTGGCAGCATATTATTGAATATGAATTCAAGTCATTTGAAGGTCTTGAAGATATGACTGCTGACACATACCAGCTTGGTGATGATCTTAATAATATTAATATTATTAGTAGAGTTAATAAACAGGCTGCAAGTGAATTCTCATTAACGTATGATGAGAAGATGGGAACTCCGCTTATGAAATTCCATGAATTATATCTGAGTGGTATTAAAGATCCACGTACTCAGGTTAAGACATATAATGGACTTATTCATAGTGGTAAGTTTGACATCGTAGGATTTGAGAATGAAGTATTTACATTCTTATTTATTGCAACCGATAATACAATGAGATTTGTAGAACGCGCAGTTCTTATTATTGGAGCTCAGCTTAACTCTGCAGATACAGGTATGTTTAACTACACCAAGGGTGATATCAATAAACATGATACTCAGGTTAAGTTTAGTGGATATCCAATAATGGGTAATAAG